TCTGTAGGCATCGCCACAGGAGGCTGCCACTGAGCATTAGCATCAAGAGTCCAGCTTGGATAAGGCTGAGGAGGCACAAAAGCATCAAGAACTGAGTCATAGGTATATCCGATTCCTGCATAGTTTTTACGGAAATTACCGTTATAACTTGTTTGCTTCCAAGCACCACCGAACAGTCGCTCACAGAAAGCAGCGCCAATGTGCTCTTTCTCAACGCCAGCAGCATCGCTAGTGTCTTTGTTATCCACAACGATTACTCGAAGAACAACATTATTGCTATCAATCTCGGCAAAGTGCGCCATGTTAAGCCTCCAATTTCAAACCAGTAAGCGCCATTTCATCCCCAACAGTTCCAACAGGGAAAGTATTAAATGACATGCTTATCCTCACATCATCACCTTGAACCGTAGGAACATTATGCTCAAGCGACGAAGGAAACAGTATCAAACGACCTTTAATTGCTTCAAACCACCATGATTCAGAATTGTAAACATTCCAGTTATCAGTGGGGAACTTAATTTGTTGCCATCCAGACTTATAAAAATAAATCCTGTCATCTGGATTAGTATTCAAATAAAACACACCAGAAACAAAGCTATTCGGGTGTGCGTGTTTGTGATGCCATTGACCTTGCTCAGAATAATTAAACCAACTTTGAGTAATCCTTAAATGAACTTCATGCTTAGGATTGGTTGTTGCCTTAAAGTATTCTGCTACACAATCTTCTATCCATCCTCTAAGAGAAGTCATATCTCTTAGAACAAAGTTATTTACACTGGTTAAGTTTCCTTCATTTGGCCTAGTTTCCTGACCTCTGGCAAATAAAAGTTCTTCGTCAGTAAGCTCACGGTCTAGGTCAAACATCCCGATAGGTATAGGAAAGAGATTATGGATCATGCCATCGCGTCCTCAATCTCTTTGACCTGCGCCGTGATCTCGGCAAGCTGCTCCGGTAGCCAGATCGTCGGAATAGCATCCTCAAACTCTTTGATCTTCTCCATTACATAATTCACTTCATCCATGCTAGGGCAAGGCCTTGGATCTTCCCAACGGGTAAACATATTGTTGCTTATCTCCCATTTAGCACCGGGACGAAGAAGCTCCATTGCCGTGTTAATTCCAAAGTATCGATAGACTTTGCTTTGCATGGCTGTCCTTATTGGTTGATCTTGATGATGACAATTCCAGAACCTCCAGCGCCACCAGTAGTAGTTACCCCATTAGATGCACCACCGCCGCCGCCGCCAGTGTTTGCTGTTCCAGCATTACCCGGAGTAGTAGAGCCAGAAACTCCATTTCCACCACCTCCAGCACCACCAGAACCAGCAGCATTGCTAAACGAACATCCACCACCGCCTCCGGAATAGGTAACTGAACTACCAGAAATGCTTGAAGCAGTGCCAGCCCCTCCGTTTCCAGTTGAACTTCCATCTACACCAGCAGCAGATGCGCCACCACCACCACCACCGCGATAATCACTTCCACTTTGACCGGTTCCACCGTTATTGCCTTGTGATGGTGTTGTGGAAGGTGTATTTCCTGTACCACCTGATGTTCCAGTTCCACCAGCAGCGCCTCCACCGCCAGAACCACCATTTATTCCAGTATATGGAGAAGTATTTCCACCGCCACCTCCACCGCCAGCCGATGTAATTGTGCTAAATACAGAATTGCTACCAGAATTACCTCTTGCGTTTGATGCACCTGCACCACCAGCACCAACAGTTACCGTATATTCAGTTCCTGCCGTAACTGACAAGCCAGTCCCAGTTCTAAATCCACCAGCACCGCCTCCACCACCGTGATACCCACCGGGGGCAGCACCACCACCTGCACCACCACCAGCTACCACCAAATAATCCACACTAGTCACACCAGTCGGAGCAACCCACTTAGTCGATGACTTGAACGTAAAAACGGTTTGCGATGCTACGGTGTATTTCAGGATGACAATGCCAGAGCCGCCAGCGCCGCCATTACCACCTGCACCACCTCCTGCACCACCTCCACCGCCGCCACCAGTATTTGCAGTTCCAGCAGTTCCAGAACCGCCAGAAGCTGCTCCACTAGCACCACCGCCACCCGAACCTCCGGGCGCAGCAGTAGTATCTGACCCTCCACCACCACCACCGGAATACGTTACGCTGCTTCCGCTAATAGTTGATGCTGTGCCATCTCCACCAGCGCCGGTTCCAGTATTTTTACCAGTTGCACCTACAGCAGAAGCTCCACCACCACCACCACCACCATAAGGAGCAGAAGTAACCCCTGCGCCTCCATTACTGCCTTGTGATGGGCTTGTTGATGGTGTATTTCCTGAACCTGCCGTTCCTGCTGTGCCACCTACAGAACCACTTCCACCGCCGCCAGAACCGCCAGCAGCCCCATTTTTACCGGGGCTACCTCCAGACGTTACGCTTCCACCACCGCCGCCGCCAGTAGAAGTAATAGTGGAAAATACTGAATCGCCACCATTACCACCATTTGTTCCATTGTTTACGCCAGCAGTGCCACCAGCACCAACGGTAACTGTGTAATCAGTTCCAGCAGTTACTGATAAACCTGTTCCTGTCCGAAATCCACCTGCACCACCACCGCCCGCAAGACCACCGCCGCCGCCACCTCCAGCCGCCACCACAAGGTAGTCAACGGAAGTCACGCCACTAGGCGCAGTCCATGTGCCTGATGCGGTAAACGTCTGGACAACGGTGTAGTTCCCACCAGCAGCTACTATGCGACCTAGCAGTAAGGCCATAATTCCACTCATATCGATTCCTTACGATACATTGCCAGCGATTACACAGACAGTTCCGCTATTAAACAAAACAGTAGCTACACCACGAGTTGCCAGAGATACAGTTGCTTTATCAGTATCAGTTCCAGCGATATAAGCAGTTGTGATCGAGCAAGTGCAAGTTACTGCGCCAGTAGTATTGTTAAAAATACTCACCACATCACCAGCAGAGAACGTCGCATCAGGAATCGTAATAGAACCACCTGAACCAACTTCAACATACTTACCTACATCAGCCGTTTGCAGCGTATAGGACGAGGTTTTAGCGCCAACAGGAGGCACATCACGATAGCCAACCTGATTAGTCCCATCAACCGTACAGTTCGTCAGAGTGCCGCTAGACGGGGTTCCAAGAGCACCGCTAGGAGCCACATAGTCCGTACCAGCAGAAGCCGCAGAAGCCACACCAGCAGTTGCCTTAACGATACCAGTCAGATCGGCACGCTTCAGAACTTTACCTGTGGTACTACTCCAAAGGGCTATCTCAGAGTCAACGCTAGAGGTAACGCCTTCAATCTTGTCTGTATTAAGATTAGTGAAGTTACCGTCAACTTCAGCAAAGCTAAGGGCTGAACCTTTACCAGAACGGGTAGTAATCGTAGTCATCTCTTACCCCTTATGCCAAAGTAACGCTCAGATTCCCACTGGTGATCTTGAAAATATCGCCATTGTTAATCGTTTTAGACGAATCCAGAGCAGTGTGATACAGCAGATTGCCGCTAGTCACCGCATCACGAATACCAACATAAGCGATAATCCCCCAGTCAGCCGTAGCTTGTGGGAACTCAATCGCAGCACTATTCGTCGAAGCACCGTTAGACGGAGAACCGAAAGTAATCGCCTGACGAGCATATGAACCACCAGAAACCTCAGTGCCTGTATCAGCATCAGTAGGATCAGTGGTATACAGCGCCAGATAAGTCGTTGTTGGACTCGTATAGCTCGTATTACGCAAGGTAGCGTTAATCAGAGCGTTCTCAAGATAGTTGGACATTTCTGCCATGATTTCACCTCGTATAAGACATAGACATAGGCTGACCACCATACTCACTAGACTGGTCAGAAGTATTTATTGCTAAGATAGCACGATCATACAAAGCTGCCCATGTCTGGAGCCTTGCATCATTCATCAAATACGGTTCTGCCTCACCTAAAGCCGCATAAAGCAGTGCATCAGGATAATTAGCTAGAAACACATTATTGATATTCGTGTCGCTGAGATACTGCGGTTTAGCGTAATACAACATCTGTACGCTATAAGCAGTGTCAGGAATGGGAGCAAACTGTATCTCGTTAGCCAGAATTGTGTAGTCCTTTGGCTGACCTGAATCTGTGGTACGAGAGCCAGCGTAGAAAGCGTTAGGAGAATAGTAAGTCAGAGCCTGAACAGGAGTCGTTCTCAAGTGCATATCCCGCATCTCTAGGAAGTCCGTAGGAAGGCCGAGAGTCGAATCTGCTGCTGTTGTATTAGCCCTCGCTACGACGAGCATCTTGCGCGTTCTAAGGTCTCTGGAGAGCCTTTCTTCGCCTAGACGGATAAAGTCTGGTATCTGGTTAGTCAGATCGCTACGGGCTAAGTAACT